ATTACACCAGTTGAAATGAAATCAAATAATGATGTATTTAAATATTATACTTTAAATTCTCTTTTACCTGGAACTTATACATGGGTATTTTCTAATTAAAATTATTTCTAATTAAAATTATTTCTATAATAATTATATAAATGAATATAAATATAGATATTGGTGGAAATAATCCATTTGATACTATTGGCCCTAGTTATGAAACTGATATAAATAATAAAAAAAAGAATTTCGTGAAAAATGCACATCAAAAAATACATATTCAAATTTAGACGAGTTTGGCAATCCAAATTTTAATACAATGTGGCCAGTAATAGTAATGATAATAGGTATTATAATAACTGGATTTATATTTAATAAAACTAAATTTATAACTGATGTAACTGGAATACAAATAGAAAACCCATATATAGTTTTTATTAGTTTAATAATAGTATCTGCATTATTTGGTATTTATGCAATTTACTTATATATATATAAATATTCTCCCGAATATAATAAATGGTTAAATAGTTTATCTTCAGAATGTAAGACTTTAAGTATATCACTTGCAGACACTCAAGCAAAACAAAATGAACAAGATAGATTATTAAAAGAACGTAATTTAAATAGAATTTAAAATAAAATTGTAGTAATAATAAAATATATAATTACAAAAATATATTATATAATTTATTATATATTAAATAGAATTTAAAATAAAATTTTAGTAATAATAAAATATATAATTACAAAAATATATTATATAATTTATTATATATGGGAAATTCTATTACTAAAGATTTAAACGATCATCGATTTAATGAAAAGTCGTTATTAGGTATTGAAATTAAAAAAATAATGATGGATTATGATAAACCTATTGACCCCTATAATCCAACGTATACAAATGTGAAACAATATTTAGCAAAAGCATGTTGTAAAGATGTGATACGCCCCGGTGTATCCAATGAAAAAAATAGTGTTGCATCTATTGCATTTCCAATTGCTGGCGACTTAACACAAGATAGATGTAAAAAAGACGGTGTTTGTTTAGAAACTGAGTATGTTGGATTGCAAATAGATGATGAACGAGTTAAATATTGTGGAAAAGGCGATACTATTGGTTTAGCAGGTTATAATTTTAGTATTGATCGCGATTCATCTGGAAATTCTGAATGTGATAATTATATGTTGGATTATTGTGCTAAAAGTATATACGACCAAGGATGTATTACTATAAATAAAAATAAAACTGGTAAATTAGTGTCACAATTTACAGATCCTAAAATTAATCCAATGTGTTTAGATAAAGATAAAAGAGTAAATTATGGACCTCCTGAATGTGAATGTTTAAATTCAATATTTGGAACCAATTTAAATACTAGGCCTGCTAAGAAAATTGGCGATAGCACTGGTAATCCATATGGATTAGAAGGCACTGCTACAGATCCTGAGAATAATTTTAGTAAATATTCATTAAATATTTTTAATCAACAAGCTGGCACGCAAAGACCACGTTCACTTGATAATAGATGTACAGTAGCTGCAACACGCGGAGATTCTGGTCGTTCATCTGCATATACATTATTAATAGATAAATTAGGACAAGTTACAATATGTTTAAATCAAATAAATTTGAATGATTCTAATATAGGAAATGCTAATATATCAGATCTCAAACAAGAAAATAACTGTGGAGGTGGTGCTTTACCGCCTGCAAAGAATGATCTTGATGTTGAAATTAATAAAGATATGATAGAAGAGGGCAAAGCAAAATTAGCTACTGAACTGGCAGAAAAAGCAAAGGCAGATAAAGCAAAGGCAGATAAAGCAAAAGCAGATGCAGAGGCTGCCAAACTTAAACCGTCTGCAACATCTACACCTGCAACATCTACACCTGCAACATCTACACCTGCAACATCTACACCTACAACATCTACACCTGCAACATCTACACCTGCAACATCTACACCTTCAACATCTACACCTGCAACATCTACACCTGCAACAGATGCATCAGCTGCATCCGCAGCAATAGCAGCACAACAAAAAGCCGACGCAAATGCTAGAAACGACGCAAAAGCTAAAATAGATGCAATAGCGGCACAACAAAAAGTAGATGCAGATGCAATAGCGGCACAACAAAAAGTAGATGCAGACGCCGCAGGAACAAGAAATAAAATAATAATAGGCGTAAGTATACTTGTTGTTGTAATTGTAATTATAACTGTAATTATAATTGTTGTAATAAGTTCAAGTAATTCACAAAAACAACAATACCAATCAATTCAAATGCAACCAATGCAACAATATCAACAACAATACCGGCGATAAATTATAATTATTAAATATATATAAAAAGATATAAAAGAATATATTATATAATAAATTAAAATGGGTGCAAATTATAACCTTAAAACTGGATATTTTTTTGTTAATCAAATTATAGATGGTGATATCAATATTGTTAAAGTTAGTCCTTTAACACAAGAAGAAATTGCAGATGGATGGAAGCAAGTATTACCTAAAGCACATCCTTCAGTTAAAACACATCAATTTAAGATTTACTTATCACAATTACCTCCACACTTATGGGGTAAAATTAAATGGCATAATGATATAATTGATACATATCCTTTAATTTCTGATAGAATTTATAAATATACTGTAAAAAAAACTAATTTTGATTTAGATATTTTACAATTATATAATCATATTAATCGTAAATATATTGTATATGATGAATTAAAAACCCAAATTAAATATTTACAATCTAATAATGTTAAAGGATGGGTTATATTAAAGGCATTAGCTATTCTACAAAAAAAATGAAAATAATAAATATTAATAAATAATTATTTTATTAATATTTAATATTTAATATGTTCGGGTTAACTCATCAAAAACGCCGTGACAATAAACGTGATATTAAACCATCACAATTTAGATTTCCTAAAGATGATGAAGAATATGCGCTAGTTACTAAAGTTGGTGCTCCACACTGCACTATTCAATTAATTAATACAAATGAAGAAAAACAAGCATCTATTAAAGGTTTATTAAAAAAAGGAAAAAATAATAGAATATTTAATGGTGATATTGTTATTGCACAACCAAATATTGGTAAAGATCAACCATATATTATTATTCATAAATATCAATCTGATGAAGTTAAAGAATTAAAGAAACAAGGCGAGATTAAAGAATTACCTAAATCAACAGAACCATTTTCAATTACATATGATAATCACAATGATGTTTTTGATGATGATGAATTTGATAATATATAATTTATTTATGTTAAATCTGCATTATATGTATTTGTAATATGATTATATATAATATTATTATTATCTACACTTATATTAGTATTAGTTATATCTTTTTCATTAATGTTTAATTTTTTTAAATAATCTATACGAATATTATTTATTTTATTTGAATAATTTCTTATATATTCATTAAATTTAATTTCTGATTTTTTTATTTTATTTATTAATTTTAATACAAGTTCTTTTGAATTAATATTTTGATTTTTCATTTTAGTTTCTATATACCATAAACACCACGCCAAACAAAAACCACCAGGGTCACCTGTTTTTTGATTATATATATTTGTTTCATGTGATAATGTTTGAAAACTAACAAAGGGTAAATAATCAGCAGGTTTTAAATATGTGAATCCAGTATTCCATGTTAATTCTTCATCTAATATTTTATCAATGTTATAAATATTACCAAATACAATTTGTGCACCATATGGATCAAATCTTTCTATAGTCATATTTTTAAAATCATATATTATTATATTTGCATGAAATGTTTCAGTATATACTATAGTTAAAAATATTAGTGCAAATCGTTTGTTATTTTTTCTTCTTTCTGCATTAATTAAATTATTTAAATACGGATGAACATGATATTTATCATCTGTATAAAATGCTATATACCAAGGAAAAATTGATTTTTCTATAAGAAAATAATCTAACGGGAAAGTAAAAGTAGAATATAAACCATCAATCACATATGATTTCATACTTGGTATTAATAATTGTGGATAAGTATCTTTAAAATATAAAAAATAAATTGCTATATCTAATATACCTGCTTGAAACATAGTATAATGCGTATAAGGTTCAAATGTAATATTTACTTTTTCTTCTACTTGTTTATAAACAGGTAATGATTTATATAATTTAATCCATTTATTAATATTTTCATTAGTATCTTTTTTTAATAATTCTGGAAATATATCAGGATTTATACTTATATTATTATCTATTAATATCTTAGAATATATATCATAATCTAAATTAATTAATAATTCTAATGGAGTTATTTTATCTGAATTATGTTGATTCCATGTATTATTATCACAATATGATAATATTGTAGTATATATTTTAATTATTTCAGCATTATCTTTTTTATTTTTTTTATTAGTATCACTAACCTCCTCGATGTCATTTTTTAAAATAGAAGAACTATATATATTTTTATAATAATATAATAAACTATGAGCTATATTATCAATGTATGAATCAGTATCATTATAAAATTTTTTATTTTTATTTATAATTTTAGAAATAATTTGTTTACTATAATAATATTTATTATTTATTATATCATAATATATACCGCTCACTAATGGTTTTATAGTGCCAGTTGTTGTTCTTGTTATATAATCTAAATCAATATTCCTATCAATTAAATAATCAAATAGTATTTTATTATTAAAATATAAAACATGTAAAATTAATCCCGATCCATATTCTGCTTTAGCATTAATTTCATCATCAGTAAAATTATTTAATATTTTTATTTTTTGATTATCATTTAATAAATTATTTTCTAATAAACTAAATAAATATTGATTTCCATTTTTTGGTTTTGTTTTGTATACTTTAAAAAAATTAATTAATTCATTATATGGTAATGTAGTAATTATATATTCATAAACATTGTTTGTTTCTATTAATTCATCCCATTTTAATTCAGAATATTTATTCATTAAAACTGCAAAATATTCACCTGGTAAATAATATATAAACATATTATTATGCTTATTTTTGTTATAAATATATTCAGGATATGTTTCTATAAAATATGATAATATATCTATATTTCCTTCTTTTGCTGCTAAATGAAACCCATTTAATCCATCCCCATTCTCAAGATATATTGGATATTTTTGTAATTTTAATCCATCCAAATTATTTATTAAAATTAAGTAATGAAATAAATAATTTGAATGAAAAATAGGCGTATCTAGTGAATAATCTTTCAAATCTGATACATTTTTTATATTAATAATTTTTTTAAAATCTATTTTCATTATTTATTTAAAGCTAGAAATTAAAATATTAACTATGTATCAAGTAATATTTTAGGCACCAAATAATAAATAAATAAAATCAAACAAGATAATAAATAAATAAAATAAATCAAAATTATATAAATATAATTTTGATAGTGCTAATTTTCTACAATTTTGACAATGCAAAAAAGTGAAACTCTCATAATACTATAAATATTATGAGGGGATTTATTAAACTATTAATTTCCTACAATTTTGACAATGCAAAAAAGTGGAACTCAATTTTTAAAAATATAACACTAGTTTATATATTTGTGAATATATTTACATGTGTTTTCGTATACTGGTATTGAAAGTGTACTGGTTGGTTATGTGTATTATTTCCTAATTTTGTCGCTGACAAAGCTGGAACCCATATTATACATATATTAAAACTATCAATCTAATATATTTAGAAATCAATTTTTTTATATTATATATATACAAAAATATATAATAGAAAAATGACAATGGCGAGATTCGAACTCGCGAAGCTTTCGCAGTGGATCTTAAGCCCACCCCCTTTAACCACTCGGGAACATTGCCTAATGTTATCGGTCCCAGCAGGGTTTGAACCTGCGACCACACGATTAACAGTCGTGTGCTCTGCCAACTGAGCTATAGGACCCTTTGTAAAATACAAAATTTTATAATATTGATCTTAGTGAGGCTCGAACTCACGACCCCGGCGTCATAAGCACCGTGCTCTAACCAACTGAGCTATAAGATCTTAATTCGGTCCCGGCAGGGATTGAACCTGCGACCACACGGTTAAAAGCCGTGCGCTCTGCCTGCTGAGCTACAGGACCCATAATAATATAATTATTATATTATTATTTCCTTAAATATTAATGTATAATTACAATAATAAATAGGAACTATATTATTATATTAATATATATAAATATATCTTTAAGTCATTTATTATTATGACATTTTATAAATTATAATTTCCTTAAATATTATAAAACATAATACTTAGGAACAGAACAATATTAACTATTGGTACTAATATAATATTATATATCTTTAAATAATTTAATAATATAAAAATTGATAAAAAATAATTATAATACTAATTGTATTTATTAATAAAATGTCTGTATTTGAATTTTTCAACGATATTATTATTAATTCGCCAGATGATATTGACAAAATTAATAAACTTAATGATTCAATAAATAATATTCAATTATTATATATTAATACTAAATTAACAGGTGTGCAGTTAAAACACATTTGTGATATATTAAAACCAAAACATATTATATTTAGACAAAATTCTAATAATATAATAAAAGCATCATCTGAAAGTGTTGTATTTTCTATACCATTTGTTGATTCTATTAATAATACAATATTTTCATCTAGATCTATAGATAGAAATATTGATAATACAATATTTTCATCTAGATCTATAGATAGAAATATTGATAATACAATATTTTCATCTAGTGTGAATAGAATGACATTTTATTGGAATCGTAATCGTCCTCTTACTAAAAATATATATCCATCATGGATTTATGAAATGTATAATAATATATTTCATAATATAGAATCATTAAATGAATTATGTATTACTAAACCTAAACATAAATCAACAAAACGTATGAATAGTAATAGAACTACAAAAGGAATTCATAAATAATTTATTTTATAAAAAAATTGATATAAATAATAATAATTATTATTATTGATAGACATATTATTATGAATTGTACAATTACAATTAATTATAAATTAAATGCGTCTGGTGTTAAACAATTAGCACACCTTTTATATGAACAATCAACAAATTATGAATTTATAAATAATATAATTAATTATTATACATTAGAAGCATTAATAAATACAAAAAATAATGGTTTAATATCTAATATTTTATCATTTTATATGAATACTAAAAATGATATTATACTTACACAAATTATTCCATATATAACTCAATTAAATAATTTTAAATTAATGAAACGTGATTATATGAATTTTATAAATTATTATTATATTAATAATTATCCACAAGCAGAACAAATATTTACACAATATATATTAAATAATAGTTTAAATACAATACCAGGTAGCAGTCCATTAGGTTTACAAATGAAAGATATTAATTTTATTCTCAATAATAAATTATTTAAATTATTACCATATTTATTAGAATTATTTATTGAAGTAGATAATTCAGATTTTCCATTAATTAATCCTATTAATATAAATTTAAAAAAAATTAATATTAATTTACATTTATTAACATTTTTAATAAATAAAATTGAAACAGAATTTAATAATATTATATTAAAACAAATAAATAGTTTTTATACAAAATTAAATGAAATAAAAGTAATAATTGATGCTGGTAATATTTTACATAATAGACAAGGTAATATTACACAACAGAGTTTAATAGATTTAGAAAATATTATTATTAATGTAATTACAAATATCGGGACACCCTTAATTATTATTCATAGTAAACATTTTAAAACTCATCCAGAATTAATTAATATTTTTACTCGCACTGGAGTAATCTATTATAGAACACCTTATAATATTAATGATGATTTGTTTATTCTATGGTTCTTTTTAAAATATAATTGTGAACCATATATTATATCAAATGATAAATATAGAGACCATATATTTAAATTTAATACATTATCTAAAAATCAATCTAATATACCAAACAATGATTTAAATATATTTCAATTTAAAAATATTATTAAACAACAAACATTACAATATAATACACTTATTAATGAAATACAAAAACCAGTAAATTGGTCATTTTGTATTCAATTAATTGATAATAATATATATATACCACATGTATCAGGTAATTTTATTCAAATATAAAACATTTATTTAGTTCCTTTCTTAGAATGTTTCTTTGATGCCTTTTTTGATGCTTTTTTAGAACGTTTCTTAGCACCGCCTGACATGGATGATTTCTTTGAACGTTTCTTAGACGATTTCTTAGACGATTTCTTTGAACTTTTCTTTGAACGTTTCTTGGATGACTTTTTAGCACCACCTGACATGGATGATTTCTTTGAACGTTTCTTGGATGCTTTTTTAGATGACTTTTTGGATGCTTTTTTAGATGACTTTTTGGATGCTTTCTTAGAACGTTTCTTAGCACCACCTGAAATTGAACCACCTTTAGAAGCTTTCTTAGATGCCTTCTTAGATGCCTTCTTAGAACGTTTCTTAGCACCACCTTTAGAACTCTTTTTTTCTCCTTTTGCAGGCTTTCTATCTTTCATATAATCAGCAACAAACTTTAAATAAGGTTCTTTTAGTAATTTTGTAAATTCCGCCATTGATAAAGTTTTTTTATCTTCTTTCCCATTCTTCTCTTCAGTTAAATCAAATGTTGAATTTTCTTTATTTTCTCTTACAAATATCCGATGCACTTTATCGTCTTTTTTATCCATATAAACAAACGATAAACCTAGAGTGCCATCTATTATTGATTTTTTAATAATATTTTTTTTATCATTATTTATATGCTGCTTTGTGTATTCTTCCCTAAAGGTAATAGTACTCATATAAATATATCTAGAAAATTTTTTAAACTATTTTAATATAATATTTTTCTTAAATATTATATTAATATGTTTTTTAATTTTGATAATGCAAATAAAATTTCATGGCTACAAGTACTTATTTTTAGTTTTCTCCCTATCGGACAATTGCTTGTGCGAATTTTTTATTTAAAAGGGTCTCTTGATAAATTATGGTTAATGTTTCCAATTTTATTAATGCCTCCATTTAGTTTTATTCCATTAATATTAATAAAATTAGGATTTGTTCAAGATGGTAAGGGTTCAGACCCAATTGATAAAATTATGATATTACCTTTAATTGCACGTATTATTACATTAATTGTATTGAATAAATTAAACATGTATAGCTCTGGTTTATTCATTTTAATTAATTTATTAATTAATATATTTACAATTTTTATAGCAAATATGACAAGAAGATACTATAATTGTAATGCAGAAGGTATTACATTTGATTCTTTTGGAAAAGCTATAATTGATTCAACAATAGCATACGCTGCGAGTGAGGTAACGCCTATACTAATTACAAAAATCCCTTTTGTAGGTGTATTTATTAGTGTTCTTAAGTTTATTATTGGTCTATTTACTAAAAATGCAAATATAATTGATGGGTTATTTAGTAATATGGGTTTTGCAATTTCTTATATATTAATAAATATGTTCAATCAGGATGATTTAAATAAATTTTGTAATACACCATTTACAGGTAATTATACAGATAAAATACCTTTTATTATAAGTATTATTGTAATAATTATTGTTAAAATTTATGAATTAATATTTGGAT